GAGGTGGTCCTCCGAATTCGATTGACCATTCATTGCTACCAACGACGTTTCGAATGGACGAACCAGTTAAAATAGTTGATCTCTTCTCCGGGTGCGGTGGGCTCACCTTGGGCTTTTTGCAGGTCCATACGGCCGAAGGAGATCCATTTTTCGAACCCGTTTGGGCGAATGACTCCGACGAAGATTCGGTAGCCAGTTACAACTCGAACTTTGGCGATCATTGCGTCCACGGGAATATCGTCGACCTTCTGGAGGAGGGCGTTGAAGTTCCGGACGCAGATGTCGTCGTGGGTGGTCCACCGTGTCAAGGATACAGCCTTCTGAATAAGGACAAGGAGGGAGATCCAAGAAAACAGCTGTGGCGGCCGTACATGGAGGTAGTAGACCGAGTCGGTGCTGATGTCTTTGTCATGGAGAACGTGCCGCAGCTGCTAGGGTCCGGCGAACATGAAGACATCAAGGCTCGGGCGGAAGAGTTGGGATTCGAGGTGGAGTCAGCGCCGCTCCTGGCTGCTAACTTCGGTGTACCACAAACACGGAAACGAGCGTTTATTGTCGGAAGCCGTATCGGAGATCCGTCAAAGCATTTTCCTCCAGAACGAACCCACTTCGATCCGAGCGAGGGTCAGACTAGCATTGAGGATGGGGAGGACATGTCACCTTGGAATACCGTCGGAGATGCCATTGGTGACCTCCCACCTCCGGTTGGAACCGAGATACGCAAGGAGCCCGGGCCTTTCGATCTTCACTTCAGTCGAAATCCGACTGCCAAGAGCATCCGGCGATATATCACTGTCCAAGAACAAGGCGCAAACCGTTATGATCTCGAGGAGCGCGCTCCTGAAATAACACCGGCTTGTTGGAAAAGAAAAACGTCCGGAGGAACTGACATCTTTGGCCGGTTGTGGTGGGATCGGCCCGCATTTACGATCCGAACGGAGTTCTTCAAACCGGAGAAGGGCCGGTCTCTCCATCCTGATCAACACCGGGCGATTACTCATCGAGAAGCTGCACGATTCCAGTCGTTTCCCGATTGGTTTGATTTTGAGGGAAGTAAAACTTCAATTGCTTCCCAGATCGGAAATGCCGTGCCACCTCGCCTCGGGTTTCATGTGGCTTCGAGTACAGCAAAGCTCTTCGCTGACTCCAATTTGACCCGTGAAGAAACTCCAGCTGGCATCCACTCCGATTTCGATGAATCCGTCAGATCCAACGGTGATATGTCGAAGGACGAGATTGAAGAACTCTGCGACCGTCTGACTGAGCGTGCTGAGGAGGTCAGTAGTGACCTTGATGAGGATGAATTGCGGGACAGCGCTCAGACTCTTGCCAAGGCAAAAGAAGCGGTCAAGGAGATTGGCAAGTCCCTACTTCCGGAGGCAACATCCGGCCGTGAACGTATTCTCAATTATCTCCTCAGTTTTCCTCGCACTCCAATTCCCGGCAAAGAGCTCGGGGCGGTTGCAGGCATCAAGGAGTACGCGAGACGTATCCGTGAGCTGCGAAAGGAGAGGGGATGGCCCGTCTACAGCGGGATAACGATCCGGGAGATGATGTATGAGGGAGATCTCTTTGAGCCGGATGTGCCCGAGGGAGCCAAAGAGATGGACCGGGATGACTACATTCTTCTTGACACCGAGCGGGACGAGGAGGCCGCCGAGCGGTGGAAGACCGCCAATGAGATTCGAAACATGGATGGTTCTCTACAAGATCGCCTGCTGAAATTCTTCCGGGAGAACGTAGGAAAACCGGTGACTGGTGAAGAGCTGCGGTATGTGGCCGACGGTGCCCAGTCGTGGCCGCGGCGAGTTCGTGAGCTAAGAACGGAGGAAGGCTGGCCGGTTCGGACTCGCAACACCGGTAGGCCCGACCTGGAGCAGGGAGAATATATTCTAGAGGAAGACAGGCAAGATGAGCCTCATGATCGAGATATCTCAGATATGGTTAGGTCGAGGGTGCTGGACCGTGATGGTCATGAATGCCGAAAGTGCGGGTGGGACTACGCCAAGGGTGAGAAAAACCCTCACGGTCCGAGAACCAAGCTTGAGGTGCACCACACCCGGCCGCATGTCGAGGGTGGAGAGAATAACCCGGAAAACCTCGTCACTCTCTGCAACGTGTGCCACGATGAAGTCCACCGGACCAACCGTCTAGAGGATCCTGACGAGCTGCAGGACTGGTTGACAGTTTAAATCCTCGATCTGAGCCATTCCAGGTCAAGGGTTTTCCACGTATGTGGAGCCCGCTCGAAGAGAAGGCCCAGGCTCTTCTGAGAGGCGAAGAGGACCGCATTTTATGCGTGAATGATCCGGTCGCCACCGCTCTCCCGGTCGAGCAAGACGAGTTGGATGCCCTTGCGGGAGCCGACGTAGCCCTCCTGGTCGTGGTACGAGTCAATCGGGACGGGCGAGGGCGTCTGGTAAATCATGCGCCCGGATTCGTCGACCATGTCCATGGCCTTGTGGTGGAGGTGGCCGACAAAGACAGAGCTCCACTCGGTTCGGCCGTACAGGCCGCGGGCCTCCGACCGCATGATCTCGCCCATCTTCCGCATCGTCTTCTTCGCGTAGTCCCCGTGGGTGAGGCAGAGGAGATGATCTGCGTACGTAGCGTACTGCCGCTCGGAGAGGTCCATGGAGGAGACATCGGAGGCGGAGTGGAAGCGCTGGCCGGCAGCCATCGCGGCGGCCACGCCGTTCGTGCGGTCATGGTTGCCGTGGACAGGTACGATGACCACATCCCCCACGATCTGCCGGGCTAGGTCCACAATCTCGACCAGCAGTTGAATCCCGTGCTGAAGAGCTGTCGCAGTCGAGCAGGCCATCTCCAATTCGGTGCCGGACGCGGTCTGCCCGCCCTTGGTATCGGAGTGGACAAGGTCGGCCCCGCCCACGACGAACAATTGTTCGAGCTGGCGTAGGCGCGCTGCGTCCTCCAAAGCGGTCCTGAAACGGGAGAGGATTTCCTCCCGGTACGTCTCAACGCTGAAGTCCTCCGCGTCGGCCGGGCGCACGCCCAGGTGCAGGTCCTGTAGATTGGCGACCGCGCAGGCCTTCTCTGCAGGGCTCTGCGCGACCGTGACGTTCAGCCGGGGCGGCTCGTAGTCCTCGGACCGGAAGCCCTCCAATGCCTCCTCTGCGGCCTCCTCGAAGCGGTGCCACTTGCGGGCAGCCTTTTCGTCCTCGCGGGACTTCCGGCGCTTGGCCCGTCGGGTGGCGTCGGCAGCCTTCGCTCGGTCGGCGGCCTCCTGGGCGATCTCATCGGCGCCCTTGTCGAGGTCCTCCCACCACAGGTTGGGCGGCTCCTGGGTCCAGGTCTGCGGGGCGGCTCGGCGGATGGCCAGGAAGGTGTCGCGGCTGATGTCGTAGCGGGTAGCGATCTCCTGGATGGAGAAGTTGCCGGTCGCGTAGTCTTGCCCAAGCTCTGCGAAGGGGAAGTCGTCGGGCAGGTCGAAAGGGTGTTGTCCGTCCATAGACGGAAGTCCTAAGACATTGGGGGAGCAGGCTCTACATCCTTGATGTGACGTTACAATCCTGGCGTGAGCTTGACCACGACGTAGCTGACAAAGGCCCCGAACAGCATCGCTCCGAGCAGTTGAATCCACCGGCCGACTTGGTAATACCATGGCCGCTCGATCGAGCGCGTGATGGCGTCGCGTTCCGTCTCCATCGGCACCCCAAACACGGTACCCTGGAGGGCAGAGCTATCTGCAAAGAGGCGTAAGGACTCCCCTGCGCGTGGCAGGCGGAAGGTCTGCTGGACCGTCGTAGAACCCTCCTGGACCCGCGTGGTGACGGTCTGGTCGTCAGGATCACTACGGTCGACCTCCAGAAACGTGAGGTCGACGGGCTCTCGCCCGCTGGTGTCCTCGTAGACGGTGACCTCCAAGGGCTCGGTTGAGGTGCCATCGACCTCGGCCAGAGGCATCTCCTCCACGCGCACGGTGTCGGAGGGGTCGGTCACGAGCGAGGGCTCCTCGGCGGGGATCGTCACCGTCGAGAAGCGGGAGCAGCCGCACAGGAGCAGAAGAAGGGCCAAGGCCAGAAGGAGGATGAGTTTTCGCATCAGCTGGAGCCTCTGGTGGGTCGGTCGCGGGCGCGTTTCTGTTGGCGGTACTCGGCCTTCTGGCGCGCGTCGCGGCGCTCTTTCGATGGAGAGGTGAAAGACTGGCGCTCCTCGTATTCATCGATAATCTCCTGGGTCATCCTGGAGAGCTGGTCGAGGGCGGCGTTCAAATCCTTGTCCTCACAGTCGATGTGCCGGCCATCGGTGCCCTGCCAGCCGGTCCAGTCGAGAGACTTGAGAAATGCTTTGTGTTGTGGCTGCATGCTTCGTGTGGTTGTTAGGTAAAGCTGACTTGGTCTTTCTCTATCCAGATCGGAAGCCCCACAGCTCGGACAGAGTAGTACATGCTTCGGCGTTTCCAGTAGGGCACGCCCTCCGCCGCCATGCGGGCCAGCCAAAACCGGTCGGCGAAGCGGCGGCTGACGAGGGTGCGAGGATTGCCGCAGGAGTTGAAGACTCGGGCGGGCGTTCGGGTGAGATTGCCGCGGCAGCGGTAGAGCACGTCATGATACAGGCTTGCGCGCCACACGCCCTCTGAGGGCTCCACAAATGGCACTGTGGGCGCCCACTCGGCGCCGGCCGGGACGACGATCGTGTGCCCCAAGGCCCGTTGTGAACGCGTTTCTGTCGTCGTGCGAGGCTCGGGGAAGAGCGTCGGCATACGCTGTTAGCTGTCGTTATTGCGGTCTGCGTAGGGGACAGAGGTAAGACGGCTGCGCTCCTCCTCGCTGATCTGCTCGTGCTCCTCCAGACGGTCGATGAGGCGGTCGATGCGGTGAACGAGTGAGTCGATGGCGGCCTGAAGCTCGTCTTCCCGAATGCGCGACTGAGTGAGCTCCTTCTTCGTCGTGCGTAGCTCTTTTTCAGCTGTGTCCATGCGTCCCTCCACCTTGTTGAGGCGCCCCTCCAGATGCTCTGAGAGCTCCATGTCCTGGTCGTGCTCCAGCCGGTCGCGCTTCCTCGATTGGCCATAATAGGTCTCGTACGCGCGTGCTAGCGCCATCACGCTCCCACCTCCTAGTATGCCACTTACAACAGTCCAAATCTCTGGGAGAAAGGGAATTAGCTGCTCCACATGGGGAGGCCTAAAACGAAGAGGAGGAAGATGGAGTGGCGTCCTGTAATATTCGGGGGGTAACCCTGCCCTAGGCGGGGTCGTATTCGACGTGGATGTGGCTGCCTTCGTGGTGGACAACATCGTAGTCCGGGCCCAGCTCCTGCTGGAGCCGCTCGGCGACCTGGGCCGGCGTGGGTAGGTTCCAGATGCGGAGGTCGAGGGCTTCGCCGGAGTAGTGAAGAGAGCCTGTGGAGTGCTTGCCATCGGCCGCGGAAGTGATGACCAGGGCCTGCTCAGTAGGCTCGTAGAGCGGCTTAGCGGCGTCGAGAATGGGGTCGACGGCGGAAGGGTCTGTCCCTTCCATGTCGATGGAATTGTCCTTGAGAAGTGCTGTGGTGCCTTCAGAAGTCGTGTACTGCCGCATTTAGCGCGGCCCTATATCTGTGATTCAAGCTCGTCGATGCGCTCGCGGAGGCGGTCGTTTTCCGACTTCAGCTCCTTGATCGATTCGGCCCAAAGCGCGTGGAATGACTGGTAGCTGAGGCCCTTCAGCTCCTCCATCTCGCTCACCGCGACGTCGAAGACGCCCTCCACGTCCTGAGCGATGAATCCGGCCTCTTCGGTTCCCTCCTTAACGTAGGTCTTGCCTGATAGGGCAGTGGCCTTATCCAGAGGATCGCTGATAGAAGTGATGTCCGCCTTGGCGCGGCGGTCGGAGACGCTGGTGAGAGACCCGGTGTAGTTGAGGTCCCCCTCCACGCGCACCTTGCCGCTGTTGCCGTACTTGTCGGGCGTGAGCTTGATGTCGTCGGTGGCGTTTAGGTTGACGCCAAACGCGGTGTACCCAGCTTCATAGACCGAGACGTTGTTGCCGAGGCCTCTGGCGCGAAGCATGGCGCCTTTGTCGCCTCTGATGGCGAAGAAGTTGGTGATCGACTCGGGCGCGTCGTCTGGCGCGCTAAGTGCGGTGACGTCGAGGGAGCCTTTTCTGTTTTCCTGCGTGCGGTCGATCGTGCCGTCGGCCCTGTTTGGCCCAAACACAAGCTCCTCCGTGTCGGCGACGTAGATCCCGTCCTCGTTGATCTCGTAGGCTAGGTCGCTAGAGCCAGCCTTGTCGGTGACGATCTGGCCGGCCGAGCCCATCTCCAACTCCGCGGAAATCGTGGCGGTGTTGGCGAGAATCTTGTCCGCCATCGCCGTGCCCGCCGCGATGGTCCGGGCCACGACCGCGCCGTCTTTGATATGAGTGCTTTCGACTTCATTTAGGTCCGCGAGGTCGCCGGACGGAATCGAGGGCGTGCCGCTCAGGTCGCCGTAGTTGCCGCTGAAGATGTCGGAGGCGATCGCCGCGTCGGAGTCGATGTCCTGCACGCTGCCGACCGAAATCTCTGTCGCGCTTATTGCATTGGTGGCGATGTCTCCGCCTTGGATATTGGTGTATGCCTTGTCCCAGCCACTATCGGTGTAGGGCTGGCTGCCGTCGTAAACGTAAGGGCGCTCTCCATCGGACGTATCGATCCACATGTCTCCCCACTGCAAGGGCTCTCCAGACGGCCGCGTGGAGGGCCGGGTGTCCGAGCGGATCGTGCCCGCGTCGGCGGCCGGCGCCTTCGTGGTCGGGTCGTACTCGCTGGTGAGGAACGTCGTATCCGCCCCGATCTCGACGTCTCCGGCGCTGATGTTGAGGTCGCCAGCGTCGATGTCCAGCTTCCCCGCGTTGATCTCGATTCCTTCGCTGGAGGAGTTGATGGAGGCGATCACGCTGTCGCTCTCGACTGGGCTAAACGCGATCGAATCGAGCGTGACCAGGTCCGTGGCGATAACGCCACCCTCGATAATGGTGTCGCCATCCTTGACTGCGTCCTCAAAGGCATCGCTGAGGTCCGACCGCACGCTCGAGTCGAGTCCGTCCGCGTAGCTTATGGCATTGGACTCGGCGTCGCCGGCCTTCGTAGTGACGAAGCTCTCGCTGGCCAGGTCCTTCGCGTTGGTGGAGCCGACCGTGACCGAATCCGCAATCGCGCCCTGATTGGCGACGATGGTGCCCTCCAGGTAGACGTTGTCGCCCCAGAGGCCGGAGCCGGACGGGTTTTGTCCACCGATGGAGGGCATCCCGGCGATATTCCCAAACCGGGCGCCCGGCGAGCGGTTGTCCCACGCGCTGAAGTCGGAGAGCCCACCGACCGTGTCGATGTAGGGCCCATATGGGTTGACGTAGACCATTGAGTCCCGGCCCGAGTTGGAGCTGGCGACCACGACCACGTCGTCTCCGGCCTCAACCTGCCGGTAGGTATTGTCCCCGGAATTGAGCACGTTGAAGTCGACCGTCGAGCCGGTGGAGGTAGCCTCCAGACGGATCTCGATGGCGATGGCGCCGTCGGTGGCATTGGTCTCCTTGATGAGGCAGTAGTCTCCGGCCTTGATGCCTGGGTTTTCCTCGAAGTCGAGTGTGGCGGTAGTGCCGTCTTGGCTCACCACCTCTTTGACCTTCCCGCCGCCGGGGCCGAAGATGTGCTCCCCGCGGCTCACGTCCAGCTTCTTGACCTCAAACTCCCTGGCAAACAGCGTCCCGCGGACCTGCACGTCGTCGAACCAGCTCTCCTGGTCATCGATGATGGTGCCGGAGCTGGAGAAGCCGGTCGCCGCACCGCTGGTGCGGATCTGGGCGGAGTCGAGTGTGATCCGGTCCTTGAACGTCCACTGGCCGGTGACGGTGGCGTCTTCGGCCTTGCGGGTAAAGGAAGAGGCCTCGTAGCCATCGAGCTTATCCGCGTTGCCGACCTTGATCTCTGATGGGTCCTTGTCCGTCCACACGCTCCCGTTGTAGGCGAGCAGGTCATCGGCCTGGACGCCAGTGTCCCCGAAGTCAAGGTCCACGTCGTTGAGGCCAGCAAGGGAGCCAGTCGCGCTTTGGACGTAGGCCTTGATCGACTGCTGGGTGGCCAGGTGCGTATCCGAATCCGAGGAGAACCCGTCCTCGTCCTTCACGCGAGCGTGGAGGCTGCCATTCCTCGCTTCAAGGAAGGTCGAGCTTTGCAGGCCAAGCGCATCGAGCACCTCCTGGCTTGAAAGCGTCTGGCCTTCGACGAAGGCCTTGATCGACTGCTGGGTGGCGAGATGGGAGGCGGAATTGGAAGCGAAGTCGTCTTCGTCTTTGACGTTCAGGGCGAGGTTGTCATTCGTGTCGACCTCCAGGAACGTAGAGCCCGACAGGTCCAGTACGTCGGTCACGTCGATAGAGCCGAGTGCCTGCGTCTCCGCGAAGCCGTCGCTGTCGCCATTCTGGGCGAAAAGGCCACTCGGTTTGCCGGCGAGGGCGTTCCAATCGGCCGCGCCCTCGATGGTCTGGTTTCCTGTGTTGATGACCGTGCTGCTGCCACCACCACCACCACTCGACGTGGATTCGCTCTCCATCGAGTAGGCCCGCTTGAGACCAGCTATGCCGGCGTCGACCTTCTCCGTCATCTCCACCCGCGCGGAGTCATCCGAGGTGCCGTACTGCCGCTCCAAAAAGGAGACGGTGTAGGTCTTCGAGTCGAAGCCCACGACGTGGTGGGGCTTCAAGGAGTCGCTTCCTCTGAGTTCACACTGGTAGGTGCGCCTATCGAGGGTGTCTCGCTGCTGGCGCATCCACTGCTCCACGAGGAGCTGCTCCAGCAGTTTGCCGGTCTCGCCCTGGCCCGCCTCGTATCCCCAGTCGGTGAAGATCTGCTGGCCGGACGCGTCGAAAATGCCTCTAGGGTGCTTGGTCGTCGGCCCATCGCCAATCCTGTGGTTCAGCGTCTGCTCCCGGCCGTACTTGCCTGAGTTGGCGATGTACCGGGTCTCCTCGATCGCGTCGCCTCCGACCAGAAGCTGTACGCTGATGTTGTCGACGATCAGGTTCCAGTCGATTGAAGAGTCGGAGCTGTCATCACACCAAAAGGCGATCGACAGGTCCTCGTCTACGAGGCTGATTCCCTGCGGCGTATGCAAGGGCATCAGCAGCGTCTGCGGATTGAGGGTGTTGTGGCTATTGATCTTCGACGGGTAGTCGAGCACGTCGTTGAGGAGGCCATAGTACTCGCGCGTGCCCTGAAAGCCGGTTGTGGTCGTGTCGCTCCACACGAAGAACAGGACGAAGTCGCCCGCCTTGATCGTGCTACCTACGTCCACGTCTGCGGTGAGGGATTCATCGCCCGCCCGGCCCGGCTCGGTAAGGGTGATGGAGTTCTCGTTCACGTCGGAGCTAGAGTCGCCAGTCCGCACCTGCATCCCTTCCGGGATGATGACGGTGCCGTCCGCGCCCGGGAGCGGCGACTTGAGCGGGATCGTGGCGTCCTTGCCCGGCTCGACATCGGTCTTGATCTGGATGCGGCGGGCCTGGGCGTTGTAGTCGCCGAGCCCGATCCGCGTCTCTGCGTTTCCGTAGCCAGCGCCGCTGTTACTGATGAGAAGATCCCACTTGACCTCAAGCGCAGACCCCGGGCCGGCGTCGTAGAACCGGGCCGGGACGTTCTGCTTAACGAAGGACCCTTTCTGGCCGTCCGGCTGCTCGAAGCTGCCATTCCCCATGTTCAGGAAGTACTGGCTGCCTCCCGAGAAGATGCTGCTGTTGACGTACTTCTTGCGATTGGCTGTGCCAAACACCGTCCACCCGGTCGAGAGCGGCTCCTCGAAGCCCTCGTTCACCACAAACTGCCCAAGGTCGTCGTAGGAGTAGGCGCTCTTGAGGCGCTGTAGGCGAGAGGCGCGGGACCTGGGCTTCTCTGTCCGGGCCGCGGCCGGTAGCGAAGTGGTGACGTCACTTGTCGAGGAAGAGCCGAAGAAGCCTTCTCCCGTGGGCATCGTCCACGTCTTGAGGGACGTCCCGTCGACGATTTGGTCGCGCTGGCGGAGGCGCCACTCCCCGCTTGAAAGCATCAAGGTAAGCCCGAAACGCTCTAAGATGCCCTCCAGCTGGGTGCGCTGGTCGAGGGTCCCGGTTGGCTCGCGGAGGTCGTCCAGCTCCTGGAAGGCGGTGTTGTAGATGTGCAGCTCGTCGAAGGGCTGGTCGGTCGATGGATTGGTGAGGCCCAGCCCGTCTGGGCGCCAGTTTTGGGAGGTGGTGATGGGAAGGTCGTGCATCGGCGCATCGGCAGGAGACGCAAGGTTAGGGTCCCATCCGCGCAGGACGTGACGGAGCGCTTGTTCCAGGCGGTAGAACTCGTAGGGGTCGTTCGTGCCTACCTGGGTAAAGGCCTGCCTATTCTCCAAAAGCGCCAGGCCATCAATTGCCTCAAGCTCGATGACTTCGGCCGGCAGGTGTGGGTTGTCTCGCCACAGGTCCGTCGCGAGGTACCCCTCCCACTCCAGCTCGTAGCCTGAGCCTGTGTCCCGCCAGAATTTGACCAGGTACTCGGTGTCGCCCCCGTCGAAGACCTCCTCGACCATCTGGCCCTTATTGTCGCCGATGAAGCGGATGCGGGCGGTGCTGATACGCAAGGGCGACGTGAGGTCGTCCCGGCCTTGCTCGCCCCACCGGATGGAGATGGGTGTGGGGGCAGGGTCCAGGGCCGTGGAGACGCCGCTGTAGCCCTCCTGCTTAATCCACAGGCGGCAGTCGGCCGTGGGCGTCGTCCAGTTGATGGTGTACTTCGAGCCGTAAGCCATGCGTCAGAGAGTACCTATTTGTGTCTAATGCTTACTCGCGTCGGCCTTTTCTGCGCTGGATGCGAGTCGTCTGGTCGTAGCTGGTCTTCAGGTCCCGGCCATCGGTGGTGGTCTCTCCCTGGACCTGGACGGTCATGTGTCCGCCCATCCCGCCCATGTCCGCCATCGTCTCCGCGAACACGCTCCGCATTTTGTTCTCTGGAGAGATAATCTCCTTGTTGGAGCTGGCGCCCGGGTACTCGCCGACCATGCCGAGCGTGGGGCCGGAGTAGACGCCGCCCTCGGCGTTGGTCTCGATGGAGCCAAACCCGCCTCCGCTCATGGCGGAGGTAAAGAGCGTGCCAACCGAGCCAGCTTGCATGCCCGGAATCGCCATCATGATCGCCTTCAGGGCGAGGGCGGTGGTAATGGCCGTCACGAGCTTGCTGATGACCTGCTTGATGATGTCGCCCACGAAGGTGGCGAGACTCTCAAAGGCGTCCTTCCACGCGCTCTCGGTGGCCTCCCCCATTTTCTTGCTGTTCTTGGCCAGCCTCTGATTGAGGGCCTTCCGCCTCAGAGCAAACATCTGGTGGCTGATCTCCCGCTTGCGGAGGCTTTCCCGCAGGGACCGCTCCTCCTGCTGGAGGCGGCGACGGGTCATCTTCAGCTGTGTAACCTGCCGCTCGTTGCCGCCAAAGGCTTTCGACAGGGCGGAGCCGAGGCCGGAGCCGAGCCCCTGCAACGCGCTTTGGATGGAGCGTGAGAGGAGCCGGCCGATGTTGTCGCCGACCGCCCCAGCCATCTGCTCGATATTGGAGAGCTCCTCCTCGTAGGCGCGGCGCATGTTGGCCGCTCGCTGCTGCATGTCCGCGGCGAGGCCCTCTCCGTCGATGTCGCCGCTTGGGCCGGGCAGGGACGCCGTGGAGGCCGGGTCCGCGCCGGCTGGGGCGTCGGAGACGTCATGGCCAGGGACCTCTGTCTTGTCCTGCGTGGCCTGCTCCAGACGCTCCTGCAGGCGCTTGATCTCGCTGACGAGGTGGTTCATCAGCTTGTCAGTGAAGAGGCTCGGCGCCTCCTGGCCGAGCTTTTGCAGCTCCTGAAACGCGGACTCCCGCGCGGAGATGATCTGGCGTAGCATCTCCTTTTCGCTGATGAGCCCTTTTTCTGCGCGCTGGCGGATCCGCGCGATGCGCTTGGCCTGGCTGTTTAGCGTCTTGCTCATGCGCTGGCGCGGGCTTTTCTTCGACTCGCTGCCCACGTCCGGCACCTTCGAGTCGGTACCATCCCCGCCCTGGAAGTTAAACTCCAGGCGGCGTTCGGTGCCAAACCATTCGCTATCGAGATCCTGAAGCATCCCCCACATCTCGCGCACGTAGTCCTCGATCTTGTCGAAGACGTACGTAATGCCGCGCAGAAGCTGGTCGAAGAGCTTCAGCACAGTGGAAATGACCGGCTCAAAGATGCCCAAAAGCTCTCCGCCTAATTTACGGAGGCGTTGCCCGATTGAGTCAAGCTCCCGTCCCATCGCGGCAAAGCGGGAGACCTGCTCGTCGGCAAAACTGGTCTCATTGGCCACGCGGTTGAGGCGCTCAAGCTCGTCAGCGCTCAGGCTGGTCATCAGCGCAAACCGCTCGGCTGCTTGCCCGCCCAGAACCTGCTCGCGGCTGAGGGCTTCCTGCTCCTTGCTGGCCTTCCTGAGGCGCTCAATGACGAGCCCGAACGCCTCGTTGGGCGTCATCTCGCCCAACTGCTCCATCGTGATGCCGAGCCGCTGAAAGCCTTCTTGGGCTTCCTGGGAGCCCTCCTGGGCCTCCCGCATCCGCAGGTTGAACTCCTTGAAGATCTCCCCGACCTCCTCTGCGTCGCGTCGGCCGGTGAGCAGTTCTTGGGCGTTGGCGACCTTCTGGATTTCAGATGGAAGACGAGAGGCGTTGGCGGCCGCGCTTTGCAGCTCGCGGGCGAGTTGGCCCATCTTCGGGGCGAGGGTGCCCACCGCGGCGGTCAAGGCAAGGATGCTACCGCGCACAGGCCCAAATGCGCGAGCGGCTGCCATTGCCTTTCCGCTGACCTCTCCAAGCTGGCTGATGACCCCACCGAGGCCTGTGCTCTCTGCCAGCTCCCCAAGCGACCCACCAAGGTCTTCCATCTGCTGCTCGGTGTCCTTGCCTTCCTGCGTGGTGTCGGCCATCTTCTCCCGCAGGTCGGCCACGCTGCGCCCTGCCTCGTCCAGGTCTTGGTCGAGGGCGTCTGCGGAGGCGCCTAGGCGGTAGGCCTCATCGACCGAGTCGGCGAGATTCTGCTCTACGTCCTCGATCGTTTGGCGTAGGTCGTCGAAATTACCGCTCGAGGCCGCCCGGGCCTTTGCCGACTCCAGCTGCTTGAGCGTGCCAACCAGATTGCGGACTTCGCGACGCGCCTTCGGGGCCGTCTGGACCAGCTCCTTTACCGCTTCCGGCGTCTGCCCGGAGCCTCCACCGGAGCCGAGCAGGGCCCCGATGCCAAGGCCCTGGGCGAGGCTCCCGCCGCCTCCTGCGCTTGCCGCCTGCCCACTGATCCCACCCAGGCTCACGCCTTGTTCGTTGAACTGAGTCAGGCGGTCGCTCATCTTCTCGATCTGGCTGCGGACCTCATCGCTGGCGACCTGAAACTCCTCCTCCATTTGGCCGGCCGTCTGCTGGGCCTCGTCCCCAAGCTCGCCAATCGCCCCCTCCGCGTCCTCCATGTCGGAGGTAATGTCGCCCGCGACGTCGGTGCCATCGGAGCCCATGTCCTCCAGGTCCGAGGCGGTGTCCTGAGCGCTCTCGCCCACATCTTCGGTGTCGGAGGCCAGGGCCTCCATGTCCGACCGGAGGCTGTCCAAATTTTCCTCCTCGAAGCGATAAGTAAGCGTCTCTGAAGGCATTGTGTAATCCTAAGATTTGATAGGGTCGTCGACGTTAGTCCACGCTTCTCCGCGAACAATACAGCCGATCTGTCCCTGGCTGACCGGGTACTCACCGGCGAGGTCGCACTGGTTGACCTCATTCTCGATGAAGTAGATGGTGTACTCCATATCGGTTACTGTAACGATTGTAGGTCTTGAGGGGTGGCCTCCTCTGTGTCGTCAAGATCCATCTGACGAAGCATGGCGTGGCGTGCGGCCTCGTCCTTGTCGGTGTCCTGGGAGGTGGATGGAGAGGTCGAGGAGTAGGGGTTGACAGGGTCTGCGCCAAAGGCGCCACGGACCTCGTTGCGGAGGGCGATCAGGTGGATCTCCTCCCTACGCTTCCGCCGCTCGTAGGCACGGTGGCGCATGAAGAGGTGGCGGAGCTCAGACCTCATGATCTCGCTGCGGGAGCACCCAGCCTCGTACAGCCTGAGGAAGAAGGTGTCGGTCGTGAGCTCCTTCGTTACTTTCCCTTGGTGTCCTCCTCTTCAGCCTCCTCCATCTCGTCCTCCCCCATCTCGTCCTGGATCGCAGGGAAGACGCGCTGGAGCATCTGGTCGATAGGAAGGTCCTCCAAGGACTCGGGGTCGATGATCGCGAGGATGGCGTCCAGCTTGATGCCGGCCTCGAAGTGGAGGGCGCCCAGCCACACGAGCTTCGCGTAGACTGAGGTGAGGTCGCTAAACCCACTGGAGAGGTCCCCCTCCAGCTCCTCCTCGATCTCCTCCTCGCTCATCTCCTCCAGCTCCTCCTCGTCGAAGTCGCTGAGGTCGATGTCCGACGCAAAAAGCGTCTGCAGGTCCGCCAGGATCTCGCCCAGCTCCATGCCCTTGTCGCTTGCTCGCTCCAGGGCCAGGCCACTGGGGCGCCAGCCGAGCGTGTAGTCTCCAAGGTCAAACATGAGGGCGTCGGTCGAGTCGGGAGTGGGGACTTCTGTCAGTGCAGAATTGTCCATAGTAGTAGGTCCAAGTGCGGAGCGTTGTAATGAGAGGGTGTTCAATAGAGAAGCCCCGGCCCGGCCAAAACGCCGAGGCCGGGGCTCCGCAAAAGTCAGTAGTCAGGTGGGGGTTACGCGGCGGTGCCGGTCGAGAGGGCGCCGTCGCCTTCCACGGTGCCGGACGTGGTGACCTCCTCCCCGTCCGCCATCGAGATCGAGACTTCTCCGTAGTAGCCGGAGCCGGTGTACTTCTTGGTGCCGGTCTCGGGGGCACTGCCATCGTAGTGGAGCATCCCGACGTCGACGAGGCTCTTGTTCATGAAGGCCGTGAAGATCGGCTCGATGCCTGCGCCAAAGCTCCCGGCCTTACTCAGCGCGAGGTCCGAGGCCATCGAAAGGTCGAGGGTTGCGTCCTCCCCTCCGGTCTGGGCGTCCATCTCCAGGTCGCCCAAGGCGACGTCGCCCGTGAAGGTGACGCCGAACACATTCAGCTCAAAACCGACGCTCTGCCCGCCCGCCGCCATGACGTTATCGATAATGGCCTCGTGGACCTCCCCATCGGTGGTCGTGGGCTCGATGTAGGTGCCGGAGATGTCAATGGAGAACTCCCGCTCGGCCGGCCGCAGGTAGCGCCAAAGCGGCTCATCCAAGCCTCCTGTTTCGGCCAGCTCCTGGGTGAGGCTGAAGTCGATCGAGTCGAGGCTTGGCACCTCCAACAGCTGAGGCGTGCCGTCGCCGGTGTCGAGGTTCAGCTTGAGGCTGGCATTTCCATTCGCCAGGTCGTACTCGTCGCTTCCGTTCAGGAGCAGGCCCTCGTGCTCGACGGACCATTCCTGCTCGCCGGAAAGCCGCGCCTTCCAGTCGGTGGCGCCGCCGGACGGCTCGTTCTTGACGATGATCTCACGCAGGTCGGGGCTTACGCTGAGGGAGCCTCCGGTCTGCGTGCCGATCAGGGTGCCATTGAGTTGCGTCTTGACGTCGACGCCGACTACTTCGTTAGCCATGATAAGATCCTAAAGGTGTGTGCGTGTTGGAGAGTGTCTGTTTAGAAACGAGCCTTGCCCTACTGGATACGGGGGGTCGCCCGGGCGGAGGGTATTCATTAGAGCGAGGGGTAGACGTAATCGACAGAGAGGTCCAGGGCCTCCTGGTCGCCCTTGTCGTAGCTGGGGATCGGCGTGAGGTCCGGCTCCGGGACGTAGGGCTCCTTGCCGCCGACCGTGATTGGGGCCGCTTCCAGAAGGTCGTGGGTCGAGCGGGCGATCTCGTAGCACTGGAAATGGTTGCCCTTGCCCTCAGGGAAGGCCGTGTGGACGCGGAGCTGGATCCGCACCTCCGGGTGACTGACCCCGTCGATGGTTTCCTGCCCTCTGGAGCGGGGCCGGCCGACGATCACGTGAGGCGCTGAGGCGGCGGTAGAGGCGTTCCCGGTGAAGACGGGGACCTGCTCGTTGTCATAAATTAAGGCCCGTGCGTGCGCGTCTGCGCCCGCGAGGCGGTCGTAATAAGCCTTGATGAGGTCGGTCTCGACCACTGCTGAGTCCTATCTTGATTGGAGCCGGTCGATGGAGCTACGCCACGCGTCGAGGGCCGAGTCGGTAAGGTAGAAGGTCGGCTCGATGTAGATCGTCCCGTAGTTCTGGTACACAGCGTACTCGAGCGTATTGTAGATGCGGTCCTCGTTGAGGTCGATGGAGATGTCGTCTCTCAGATCGCCTTCATCGACCGGGACCCTTCGGCGGGCCAATTCTTTCGCCTCTCGTAGGGCCCGGTCGATCTCTTCATCTACGTCATCGGTGAAATCGTCGAACTCGCTGAGCACGTCATCTGCTACGCCGGAAGCGTTGGTCTCAATCATTGATCTCACGTCCTATGGTATTTGACTCACCGATGAAGATCGTCATTTACTTCCAGGGAGAGGAGAAAGAGCCTCGGACGATAGAGGATGCCCTGGAGATAGAGGTGAAGACGTCCTTTCTACAATCCCAATCCATTCTATTCGTGGACTATTCCACTGAGGCCAGTAAGCCTCACGCTCACGTTTTTTCCTTCAATGGCGTTGATCGCATCGAGCTGCTAGAGCGTGAGGAGAAGACTGTTATCCAGCGAGATGACCTCCTCGACTGAGCCGTTCAGCGTGCGCCCGTCGTCCATGTCCAGCTCGGCGCTGTCTCCAGGGCGTACGTCCTCTACGCCCTCGCCAGCAAACACCAGCACGTCGCCGGTCTCGTAGAGCTGCTGGGCCCGCTCAAGGGCGCGGCCACTCTCTTGGGCATCGGCCCCCTGCTGGAGGATCGCCTGCGTGGAGGTCTGCTCGAAGCCGGCGGCCGTGCGCTCTCCCTCCGCCCGGGTGACGGTGAGGGCGCAGTTGTTGAAGCCTTGAAATGTGCCTTCTGGGAGGGGGCCAGACATGGGCAAGCCTACGTTTGAGAGGTCATTCAGAACGGGACATAATCGCGCTTATTGACCGTAGAAAGCGCTCGAAGCGGACTAGTTGACGTACACCTCGAAGTGGCCCACCAGAAACCAGGAGGGCATGTGCCGCCACGTCATCGCGTACTCGCGGCGTGTGATCGAGCAGTACCTCCACGTGGTCTGCTCGGCGGAGTAGAAGCTGGCGTCATCAAGGTCCTCGTAATCCATAGTGAGGGTCCCTGAGTGGGCGTTAGAAGAAGAAGAACCGCCGGCGCTCGTCGAAGTCGGTAAGCGGGAGGTAGATGCCCGAAGGCAGCTCCCCCGCGTCCGGCTTGTAGTCGACGCGGCGCTCGCCCTGGTCAATCCGCAGGATGTGGGAGTCGGGGCTCGTGACCTCGTGGTCGACCAGCCGCGCGATTACTCTCCGGAGCGCATCGAGGAGGTCTTCGTCCATGGCCTGAAGGTCCGGGTCGTCATTGTCGTCCTCGACCCAGCCGTGCAGCCGGATGTCGCTGTCGTAGTACTCCTCCAGGATCAGGTTGTCGGTGCGGGGCGTGGTCTCGCGGTAGCGCTCTACGACCTTCTCCTCGGCCGCGGAGATCAGCTTCTGGAGCCGCTCGGGGCCCACGGCCATCGCCTCCTCGGACAGGTACTCGTGCCACACCTCCCGCGTGAGCAGGTCCATCTGCTCCGGGGCCGTGGCGACCGCCCGGACGTAGCCGGTTTGGACCTCCGCGCTGCCTGCGGAGCTGAGCTCGATGTGGACATGCCAGAAGCCGGGCTCCTCGAAGCTGAGGTCGAGGTAATACACACGCTCCGCCTCGCTCATATCCTTGTTCGTGTACGTCGCCTCGCTGCCGGATGGAGAGGTCGTAGTGACCTCCACGTCCGGGTCGGGCAGCTTGGTGCCGCTGGCGTCCTCGGCGACGACCTTGATGGTCTTCGTGTCCCCGACATTGACGCGGCCGCTTTCGACGTTGGTCTGGAGGAGAGCCATAGGAGGGGGCCATGATTGTGAGCATCACGCGAAAGCCGCAGAGGGCGCCCCGGACTTCGGGGCTCCTCTACTCAGTGACTACCTGTCGGTAGTGGATCTACTGAGTGTTGCTCGGCTCGGTGATGTCGATGGACGTGATCTCGACCGTCTGGCCGCTGTTGATGTTGGTGTTGTCCAGCTCGATGTCGCCACCGCCGCCCGTTTCCGTCACGGTGAGGCCGTTGACTTCCTCGCCCGTGGAGCCGGCCGCGTCGTAGAGGCGGGCCTGGTCCGCGTCGCCGCTCGCAGCTGCAGAGCCGGAGTGGGGCGTGGACGTGGCGTTGACTGTGCCGCTGGAGGCAGCGCCAAACGAGACGCCTGTGAACTCGATGATCACGGTCGGCCCAGTGGAGTCGGAAATCTCCAGGGCGTTGAGGTTGGCGGCCATGTCGTCCGCCTGGGAGTTACGAAGTGCTGTGCTCTTTGTAGCCATGGGTGGGGTCCCAGAATTGGGTGTATAGAGGAAGAAGTGCTAGTCTCGATACGGAGAGGGCAAGACTGCCCTACTGCATATGGGGGGTCGCCCGCGCGAAGGGTTATCCGTCGCCGATCGAGGACCTGAGTGAGATGGTGTCGCCGATCGAGCCGCTCAGCGAGACGTCGTCGGTGATCTGGACGCGCGTCGTGGCCGGCTCGCGCCCGACGAAGGCCTGGAGGGCGAGCGCGGGCTTCGCGTCCGTGGCCGAGAGCGTGCCTGCCGTGAGGATTTGTCCACTGGCGGTGAGGAGGACGATCAGCTCGTTGTTGACCGAGCCCTGGCCAGAGGTGAGAATGTTGGCTTGTGAGGAAATGGCCTCTCCATCCGAATCCACTTCGAGGCCACCGCCAGCGACCGGCGTGCCGACGAGGGCGAGGGTCTGCGCGGTGTCTGTAAAGCCTCCACTTCCGCCCGCAACGGGCGTGCCTAAGAGAGCGATCTGGGGCGGCCGGGAGGCGGCCTGAGCGGTTCCACTGGCGACGGGGCCACCCGTGGAGGAAATCACTGAGGGCGCGCCTGAGGCCGACATATCGCCCGAGGCAAGGACCTCACCACCCGCCTGGGCGGCCTCTGCTTCGTCGGTGAGCGACAGGGATGTGCGTAGGACTGGGATGCCGTAGAGCCGGAGCTTCTCGCCCTTACTGGTAAGCGATCCGCTTCCACTGGCGAGGAGGTCTCCGACGAGGGCCAGCGTTTGCCCCTGGTCGGTCACGCCTCCGCTTCCACCCGCAACGGGGCCTCCTTCTGCCGCGAGCGTCTGCCTGGCATCTACGGCCGTAAGGCTTCCGCCCACGAGGACTTGTGCTCCAAAGCTGTGGGCGGTCTGCTTGTCCTCAATCGAGAGCGTGGTCGTGAGCGGGAGAGCGCCTGTAAGCTGAACGCTGGGTTGTTTGTCCGTGTAGCTCCCGCCGCCGGACGTAGTGGGGCCTCCCTCTGCCGCGAGCTGTGTCTCGGCGTCGGTGAAGGTGAGAGCGCCCTTGCCTCCCGCGTAGAGATTGACCGTGAAGGCGAGGGATTCCTTCTTGCTCGTGAAGCCGCCCGAGCCGACGAGGGCGACGTTGCCTGCGATGGCGAATACCGGACCACTGTTCGTGATGGAGGAGGTGCCTTCGAGCAGGACTACGCCTGTGCTGGAGAGCGCCTGCCCCGCGCCCGTGGCCGAGAGCGTGCCGGCTGTGATTGGCGAGCCAACGAGGGCGAGCGTTTGCCCCTGGTCGGTGAGGGCGTGGGTGCCACTGACAGGAGCCCTCGCGGTGAAGGCCAGGGACTCCTGCTTCGAGGTGAGTGCCCCTGTGCCGCTCGCTAAAGCAGAGCCAACAAGGGCCAAGGCCAACGGTTGGTCGGTGAGGCCAAGGCTTCCGCCTGCGGTCGGTCCACCGCTTAGCGTGAGGCTCTCCTTGGCGCCCGTCAGCGAGAGCGTGGAGGACGCGAGTGGGCCTCCACCCACGCCCACGTCGCTGATGGCGTCAGTGAGGGCACTCGTTCCATTGACGTTGACGCTGCCGCCAGAGCTGAGGCTCTGTTTGGCGCCGGTAAGGGCGTGGGTGCCGCCCGCAATGGCCTTGCCGGCCGTGGACGTGGACTGGGCCTTGTCGGTGATGGCGAGGTTGATGGCGAGTGCGGTAGCGCCCTCGGCCGCAATGGTTGTCTGGGCGTCGGTGAAGGCGCTGGAGCCGCCGACGGCCGGGCCGGTGGAGGTGAAGGTGAGGGCCTCCTTCTTGTTGGTGAGGCTGCCGCTTGCGGAGGCTGGGGCGGTAAGCGTGACGTCCAACGCCTCCTGGTTGCTTGTGAGGGCGGCGGTACCACCGATGATTGGCCCAAGCGGCTGTAAGGTTGTGTTCCTAATGTCAAGCGTATTCCGCGCGTATGTCTTGAACATATCCCGCGACCCTCCGCCATCGACCCGCTCTAGCTCGTCGTCGCTGCTGGACGAGTCGTCTCCGTACGCGAAGACATTGTTCTCCGAGTCCGCTCGAATGAATGTCAAACTAGCTGTGGAGGAGTCATAATACCACTGCCTTTCCCAGACCTGTGACATCCCGGTGCCTGTGTCCTCGAAGCGTCCGTAGTAAGAGCCGTTGCGGTCAAAGTTGTCTTCCCTGCTGTACTTTACGTGGATGTCGCCGCTCGTGCTGCCGATTGACAGCTGTCTGGGGTTGCCGTTGGTGTAGTTGTTGCCGAAGTAGTTGCTGATCCAGTCGGTCGTCCCGGCGGAGCTGATCCTGTAGACGACGTTCTGGTAGTCGCCGCCAACATTTGAATCACGCCCAATGTAGTAGAGGCGGTCGCCCCTCACGGCCAAGTCGAGGGAGTACCAGTAGCTCGCCTCGCTCCAGGACCACTTTTCATTCAGACCGGAGTCGTATTTCTTGATGACCTGGGACTCGGTACCAATCATGTACGCATTGCCGCTGGCGTCTACCTTCAGGTCGTCGACGGTGTTGTAGCCGTCGTTGTAATTGCTAAGGACCTCAGTCGACGCGGTGACGTCGCCAAGGCTGTTCAGTTGTACCAGGTAATTAGTGTAGGTGGTGTCGGTGTCCCTCTCTTCAACGGCGAAGAGCACGCCTCCAGTCGGAAGCGTGTTCGGGTAGTCCGGGGATACCCATTCTGTACCACTGTACCCGTGGTTGGTCGGGTCCCAGGACCACTGCACGGTGCCGGTGGGGGACACCTGGTGGATTTTACTGTCCCCGGAGACGTAAATCCGCCCGTCTTTGTCGGCATCGGAGCCCGCGGGGTGGTTGTTAAAGGTAAGATTCCAGACCTTCATCCCATTACGCCCGCTCCACTTGCTCAACCCATCCCCGCTCGTGTTTGGGTTGGTTGGGCTGATAATGTAGGGGGCGATCCGGGAGAGCTTCTGCTTGATGAGGATGGAGGTGCTGGCGTCGGTGAAGGCCGCCGTGCCGCTGTTGAGGATTTGGGCGCCCGCGCTAAGGCTCTCGTTCTTGCTGGTGAGGGCGAGGGACGTGGAGAGGGGAAGCCCTCCAGTGAGGGAAAGAGTGGTCCCCTTGTCCGTCGTAGCGGCCGTTCCGGCGTTTGCCACGGTCCCGGCCGAGGTGGTCGTCTGGCCCTTGTCCGTGACGGCCGCTGTGCCGGAGATGGGGGCCGTAACGCTTACGTCCTGGCTTGTGCTTGCCGTGGCGCCTGCGTCGTCGGTGACGGTCAGTGTGGCCGTGTACGTGCCGCTGGAGCTGTAGGTGTGGGATGGAGATTGGCTGGTGGAGGTGGTGCCGTCGCCGAAGTCCCAGCTGTAGCTTGCAATGCTCCCGTCCGGGTCGGAGGAGGCGTCGGTGAAGTCGACCGTGCCGCCGCCGGATTTGCTGTAGGTGTAGTCGGCCGTGGGGGCGGTGTTGGTCACCGGCCGCACCATTCCGCTTCCTAGGTGCGCATCACCAGTATTGTAGGACCATATTTCTGTCTTGTCCGACCCTGAAAGCTTGTAGAGGGTGCCCCCCAGGCCATAGTAGAAGTCACCATTCCCGTCCGCAGCAGTTACTTCAATTCCTCCAAAGGAGTCTTGTATAGCACTATTGGTCCACGACCACACCGTCGAACCGTCACCAGTATCGATTTTCATGAAGTCATTGGAGCCGCCGTACAGATACCCGTCTTCGTACTTCACCTGCTTAGAGATTTCGCTACTCCAAATCTCCGACATGTTTTGCCCATCCGCCGGGTCATATTTGTTTCCTGTGTGGTAGAGGTACCCGTCCTCGGAGATAGTCCTAGCAGAACCATTGAAAGGAAGTTCACCGGTAAATACCTCATTTCCGTTACTGTCTAGCTTTCCGTTAACATTAGAGCTATATGTGTGAAAGTAAACATTTCCGTTGTCGTCAACGTTTACACCATAAACAGATTCTTCATTGCTGACTTGATAAGACCATACGACACTTCCGTCTGTGACATCGATCTTGTAAACAGAGCCCGGGTGGGTGTTCGTGTAGCAGGAACCCATGAAGCAACTCTCTGATGTCTCCTTGTCGGTTCCGCCGTACAGGTAGTCTTCGTTGGGCCCGAGCTCGAGGCACTGAAATTTGTGTCCTCCATCCGCTTGATGCTCCCACACATCCGTTCCGTTGGAGTCCCACTTAACGACAACGAAATTCGGGGTTTCGTCCCAGGGTACGTCATCTGTTTGTCCTGCGTAGTAGACGTTTCCATCACTGTCAATGCTAACCCCCGAATGTGTTGTAGGCATACTACCGTCGTAGAGGTAGCTCCAGTCTTCCCAAATATAGCTACCATCCGACGTGTCACGGACCGAAACTGTACCGTCGTGGGTAATTGCTATCTGACCCATAGTCTACCCTAATCTTAGAGGTGAAGAAGAGCTATGATTATGGGCCTACGGCCAGCCACTCGTAATATCCACGGCCGTCAGCTCTTGGATTGTGGCCGCCGCGTTGATCTCCGTGGCCAGGGTCGCCTCCCGGTCGAAGGCCGCCTGCCGGAGGGACGCAATCTTGTCCCGCACCGCCTCCAGGTCCGAGGCCGTGACGCCGGTCATGAAGCCATCAGACGTCTTCCAGGTGGTGGAGAAACTCTGCTGGTCGCGGGCGTACTCAAGGGTTTGCGCGACCGCCTGGCGGCTCTCCGAGTCGGTGCCGAAGACGTGGCCGTTGTAGCTTACGCCTTGCGTCTCGGCCTCGTGGCGCTTCTGCTTGACAGCCTCAAGGAGATGGGCGCGGTAGCCTTCCAGGTCGCCCTGGGCCTTGTACTTGTAGGCCGCCGGCTTCCAGACGGGGCTGCCATTGAGGACGTAGAGCGCGGAGCCAGCGTCCGGCCGGTCCGGGATCGAGTCGACGACCACGCCATCGCTCTTCTGGCTGTCGGAGAGGTCACCCGGGCGGTTGTGGCGGAGCTGGACGCGGCCGTAGCTGTTAGTGCGAAGAAATACCATAGGTATATAGAAGGTTGATGCGGAGCAAAAGTGAGTATCCAGAGCGAAAGCCCCGCCCCCGCTCTGCGCAGAAGTGAGTGGCAGAGGGAGACGGGGCCGGCTTTCGCTCTTAGAGGTGAGTCGTCAGCTTACGCTGCTTACTGCTTGATCCGGAAATCGACCGTCTGCTCGTCGCGGATCAGCTGGCCACCGCCGACGTGAAGTCCGTCGACCTGGTCGCCCGAGAAGTCCGTAGAGGGGATCCTGCGGACATTCAACACCGCGTCGGAGTAAGCCAGGCTGGTCGGGATCGTGCCCATGCCGTGCAGGTACTGCGGGCTGGTGCCGCTCACGGTGAAGTGGCTCTTAGGCGCCTTGTAGAGGCGGAAACCCTTGTAATTGCCCTGATAACCGTTCTGGACAACTCCGTCTCCTAGCTGGGTGTCGCGGGAGATCAGGTCGTCCTCGATGTCGTTCATGACACCTGGAGGCAGGACGAGGGCGCGGCCTTCGTCCGGGGCTTCGGCGTTGTCCATCTTCTCAGACGCCTCTCCGACCACCTCCCGGATGTCGTCGTTACCGGGGTCGTAGTCGACCTGAAGTCCGGCTCCGTCGTAGAGACCGAAGACGTACTTCTGGGCCTCGCGGCGGAGGTTGGCGACGCCTTCCTGGGCGAAGAGGTCGGCGATCTCGCTGGCGCTATCGTCGGCCGGCGCCTTGAAGGCAAAGGCCTTCTTGTGGTCCGCCGCAATCGAGTCCTCGTCGGTGGTGATGTCCTCGGGGGTTGGCAGCGAGCCGGCGTAGTCCGAGACGCTCACGTCACCCAAGGTTTGGACCTTGACGGTGTCCTCGGGCTCCTCGAACGAGCCTCGGACGAGGTCACGGTTGACGATGGCGTCGCTTACGAGCGACATGCGCAGCTGGCGCAAAATGGCGCCTCGCAGTACGCGATTGAAATTCTGGTTGTTGGCCATGGAGTAAAGTCCTAAGTGTGTTGATAAAACTCAGTTGAGAGTGTGGGGATGGCGCATTACGTGCGCTACTCGCCAAGCCCTGTCCCCACACCCTCGTGAACGAGGTTGGGTCTAGAGCTGGAGCTATTGAATCCTGCCTTCATCAGCTGCGCTTGCCCAGTCAGCATATTCACTTTCGCTCATCGAGACCGGGTCGGCGGCCGCGTGCTCTTCCTCGGACCATTGTCGTTTCCCGCCATTGGAGCCGTTGGAGGGATTGACGTCTGGGCCACTGTTGGCGCCCTTCGACTGGAAGAAGGAGGGGCGGTTCTCGCGCATCTGATCCACGACGTGCTGTGGCCCGGCCGGGTCTCCGCCGTTGAAGATGACCTCTCCATTCTCGTCGGTGGCGACGTGGCGGCCTTCGTCCTCGTCGTAGGTGAAGCGGTCCTTGGCCAAGCGCATGAAGGCGTCCTGGAGGTCGTCCTTTACGCCCTGAGCGGACTGTAGGAGCTTGTTCTCCAGGTCCGTGTCACGGGCCTGCTGGATCTTGCTCTCCAGCTCCTCTGCTCGCTGGGCCTTCTCCTCGAGCTTGGACTTCTCCTGCCGGAGCTCTTTGAGCTCGTCCTTGTTGGTCGAGCCCTTGGGCGTGCCGTCGTCCTTGAGCTCAACGCCAAACGTCTCCTGCATGGCGCTTTGGAGGAACTCCTCGTCTTGCTTGAGGTCGTTGCGGGTGGTCCGCTCTGCTCGGGAGACGCGCTTGGAGACGACGCTGTCGACCTCGTCCTGGGTGAGGAATGGGTCCTCGTCCTGCATCTCGACCTGGTCGGCGTCGACCTCGATTGGCTCCTCTTCGTCTTCGCGGTGGATCAGCATAGTAAGGTGTACCTAAGTGTGTCCGTTTGAGCTTGTGTGGGCGCCGCAACGTGTGGCGCTGGCCGGCCGTGACGGGGCCGTGGTCGGCTCTGGTTAACCGCCCAAAGCAAGGCGTAGGAAATGCTCTTTGTCCTCGGTAGCTATGGGGGGTCACCTTGAGGAGGGGTTAGTCGCCCTGGCCCTGGCCGTTGCCCTGGCTGTCGCCCTGGAGGTCGACCTGCTGGAAGTCACGCGGCCAGTCAACGCTGACATCCGACTCCTGGGGCATTGGGCCACCGAGGTCTTGAATGTTCACCGACTGCTCCACGAACCGGAGGATGGTCTCCTCGGCGCTCTCGACGGTGCCGGCGAGCTGTGAGAGGGCGGCGCCTACGCTCTCGCCCCGATTGACCGCTGCGGCCGTGGCCGACTGCGCGGACTCCTCCAGGTTGGCGTAGGCCGTGCGGTACATGTCCTCCCGCTTCGCTTGGAGCCGGGCCTCGGCCGCCTCGATGTTGCCGGTGCTGAGCTCGAAGGGCTCCATCTCTGCCTCATCAGGCAAGAACACCAGCTGGTCGCCATTCTTCATGGCCTTCACCACCTTCTGCTCCTGCTCGTCGCCGGAGACGCCCGTTACCGTGGCAATGCTGGAGTTGAGGCCCGATGTCGAGCCCATGTCCAATTCGTTCCGCATCTTGTACAGCTGCTGGTGGCTCTCCGCCACGCTCAGGCCAAACGGGGACTTCCAGGGCATACGGATGCGGAAGATCGGGGGCGCCGGCCGGCCGTTCTCGTCTACGAAGAAAGCCTCGTCTCCGTAGGAGCCGGAATCGACCTCCACGCGCTTCTCCTTGCCGGCGTTGTTGGTGCGGATCATGTAGGTCTGGTAGCCGGTGGGGCGGTGGACCGTGTAGGTGGTGTCGGTTTCCTCCGGCTGGTCGATGGGGACGCCCGGCTTTGACGCCGTGCCCAGCATCAGCACGCTATCGTCCTTCCACCGGGGCACCTGCAAGGGCGAGACCACGTGCATTTCCGCTCCATTTGGGGTCGGGTTGACCCAGACCCAGCACTCGTTGTACAGGAGCAGGCTGTCGATGAGGACGGAGAGCTGTTGACGGTAGCTCTCGCCTTCTGGCCCGATGGAGGCCATGAGCGAGGGCGTAAGCTGGCCCACGGTGCGCTCTACGCCCGCCTCTCGCTGCATGAGGGACCCGCTGAGACGGCCGATAAGGATGGCGGTGTGGCGGTGGAAGTCGGCAATTTTGATCCGCTTCTCGTATGCCAGCGTTGCCTCGTACGGGCCTCTGGGCAGGAGCTGCTTCGGGCTGAAGTCTCCCGTGAACATTCGGCGTGCGGTCTGCCATTCCGACTTTTGCTCGCGGTAGTGGTGGTTCTGTGCGTCCTTGAGGCTCATGCTGTAGGTCCTAGAGATTCGGTTAGAGGCTGTAAGAGGAGACTGACTGGTCCGGCGTTGTCGTGTGGGTGAAGATGGCGTAGCGGAGCGCGTCCATGCCGTGGTCATTGGCCTTCACCGGCTTGTCCGACCCCGCCTTCCGCCTATAGCGGCTGGCCTCGGCCTGAAGGTTGACACTGGAGGGCGTGAAGGCGAGGCGGTGCTCTTTGACCTTGTCGAGGCCGGCCGTGACGGATTTCTTGGCCTTGCGGGCGTCGTAGCCGGCGCGCTCCAATTCTTCGATGCGATCCGGCTCGGCGGCGTCGCAGTAGATGGGAGTAGACTTGGAGACCCCGATCTCGTCCATCTGGCCGATGAGGTCGGCCGTCGTGAGCCCACGCTCGTACACAAGCTCGTCGACGTGGGCGTTGGTGTCCTCGCCCTCCACGTCTTGGAAAGTGACCCTCACTAAGGCCATCGGGGCGCTGTAGCCAAAGTCCACGCCGTAGCACTCAGGGGCGGCGCCGGGCCAGGGCTTCTCGGTCCGCTTGTTGTAGATGAGGTCGGGGCTGATCGCCCTCTTGCCCAAACCGTACACGGCCCACTCGACCGGGTCGCCCTTGATGAGCTCCCCATCGCCCTCGTAGGTGAGGTCCCAATCAACAATTTCCTCCCCGTCGGCCTCGCGGTAGACCGGGACGTCGGACTCGATGTCCTTGACCTGTGCCTCGGTGAGGTAGGGGTTCAGCTGGTAGGTGGACTTGATCCGGCGCACGCGGTCGGACTTGAGGACGGATTCAAGCCAGTGGGTGGCCGCCATCGACGGGTTGTAGTCCAGGACGATCGTGTCCCGTGTCCGCCGCTTCAGCTCCCTCCAACTGTCTGCGGAGAGTTCGTTGGCCTCGTTGATGTAAAGAACGTCCCGCTTCGCTCCCCTGAGCTTTTGCCCCTGGTCGGCCGCCATGAAGCGGACGCGGCCGTTGCCGACGTCGTAGATGTGGTCGGTCTTGTCGTGGCGCTTCTCGGAGTAGAGGCCGTTGCCCTTGAGGATCTCCTCCCAGTCCTCCATGGCCGTGGCCTTCAGCGTGCGGAGGTGGCGGCGCGCGGCGTCGATCTCAACGTCTTCCTCCAGGGCCTCTAGCATGAGGGCCTGCAGCACGCTCCAGGTCTTGCTTGAGCGTGTGCCGCCCTCGTGGACGACGTACCGTATGGAATCGTCCTTCAGCGCCTCCCTCGTTGGAGCCAGGAGAGCTGTAGACTGGAGGTTGATACGGGCCACGATTACTTCCCATCGTCAATGTCGGGCTCAGCGGCGTCGGGGTGGATCTTCACGTCCACGCCCTCGATGGTGGCGTCCATGTCGATGTCCTGCTTCTGGGTGGGCTTGCCCATGACGCGGTCCAAGACGTCCGAGGCGGCCTCCTGTTGGCTGCCCTCCGTGGAGCCGGGATCGCGCACCTCCTGGGTCTTGACCATGGCCGCTTCGACCAGGGCCTCCTCCAGCTCCTGCATGGCGAGGGCGGCCGTCTCCTCGTAGAACATTTCCGCCGCGTGGTCTACCTTGTCCGGCCAGCTGTAGACCGTGGAGGCGGCGAGGCCGACCTCTGCTGCTGCATCAGCTTTGCTCGTGTGGCGTTGGTAGGCCACGACAAATCGCTTCTGGGAGGGCGTGAGCTCCTCCCAAATCTCAGCTAAGCTGCTATTTTCTGCGCTGTCGTTCATAAGAGGAGTCCTACAACTGCGTCTGCGAGGGCGTGGAAGGTGTAGATGGAGGATCCGAGCAGCCACAGCGGAAGCCCCAGCCAAAGGGCTGAGGCGCCGGTGTCGGGCTCTCTGTGGATTAGGTCCTGGCGCTCCTTGAGCTCCTGCAGGAAGTCTTGGCTCAGCCCCCATCCGGTGTGGTGTGTGCTACTCATGGTCCGGGCCCTCATCTGCGATCAGCCAGTCCAAAGCAATGAGGTCTCCAGCGCTGATCTGGACGCCCTCGAAGGCTTTGCGGGGTAGGGGCTCGTGGTCCATCTCCAGGTCATCCTCAAGGACCGAGCGCCACTCCTCGTTGGCCTCCTCTTCGGTCAAGTCGTCACGGCCAGCCAAGTCCTCACGCACCTCTTGTAGGTGGCGCATGCGATCTTCGACGTCTGCCATGATGGACTTTAGCTGAAGGGCATGTACGCCTCCGAGCTTGGTGTCTGCGAGGATCTGGAGGGCCTCCTGGGACTGTAAGAGTTGTGCGTTCTGTATCGTCATAGCTTTGCGGAGCTAGCTTTTGTAGGGCATGTGCAGTAGGTATGGGGGGCTACTCACGCTCTGGGTGGAGGCGGTCGTAGGCGCGCTCGGCGCGCCGACTCAGCCTGTCAGACTCTCTGAGCTCTTGGTAGAGACGGGGAATATCGAAACCGGGGGCCACCCTCGACTCGTCTTTGAGGGCAGGGCGGTCGTCCGGATCGTCGCGCTCGGTCAGGGTCGTCTCTACGTAGTCGCGCACGCGGTCGCGGAACGCACGCTGCAGGTGGTCGCCTACCCCCCTATCGGTGTGGCGGATCATCGACCTCAGGAACAACGGGTAGGCTTCTTGGAGGAGGTCATCGAGGTCCAGCGCGGGCTCGTCGCTGTGGCTGGAGGTCGTGTAGACCTCGTGGGCCTGGCGGCAGATGTGGAAGATGCGCTCGGCGTGAGTGGCGAAGATGTCAAACAAGGCCCTGGCCGCTCCATCCGCAGGCGGGCAGTTTTGGACCGCCTCCTTCGTGGCGTGCCGGGCGTGGCGCTGGGCCTCTTCCCTCGCCTTCTCCTTCCATCCCTCGATGGCCTGGAGGGCAGTGGTGAGGTCCTTGTCGGCCGTGACGCCTGCCGCCTGTCGCTGTTGCTTGATCCAGTCGTCAGTCATTATTTGATCCCAAGATAGTCTCGAAGCTCTGTCTCTAGGTGGTCGTCTACGGTGGTGCAAATCTGGCTGACTCTTGAAGGGCGTGATGGGTGGCTCGATCGGGCCAGCGCGGTCTGCAGCTCATTCCAGTCAAGCTGGAGGTGCATCACGTAAATCGTGACGTGCGTCGCGTCGCCAGGGTAGCTAAGCATCGCCTCCTTGAGCTTGGCGCGGGCCTCGTCGTGTAGCATATCTGTATCAGCTCTCATCGTGCTCATCGTCCTCACTGCTTTTGTGGGCTTTCTGGTGGATGTCCTCGCACAGCTGCTCGGTCTCTTCCTGCGGCGTCAGCTGCTCGGAGAGGTATTTGAAGTAGTCGTCGAGGCTGTCGAATGTCTGGCGGTCTTTCATTAGGAGGCGTCCTCAGTAATGAACTCTGCGATGGCGAGGAGGAAGAAGGCGGGCACCACGTGCCAGATGTCGGCAGCGAGCGAGGTGCCGGCCAGGGCGTCGATTGACATCAACGTCACGAGGGCCAGCATCGCCCTCGTGACGACGTAGAGGAGGAGGCTCATGCGAGAATCCTACCTTTGTCTGTGGACTTATCTTTTTGGGCGTGGTACCGCTTGGCTACCTCAATCGTGATGCGAGGTGGGCGCTCGACGTCTTGGTAGGTCTCCTTGCGGATGATGCGAGCGACCGTCCCTTTCGACACGTTAAAGCACTCGGCGACGGAGGCGTAGGTAGCCTCTTCCAGCGCGTGGTAGCGGGTCCAGATGGCTCGGACCTTGTCATCGGAGAGGCGGGACTGGTAGGCCTCGATGCCCTTCGCGCGGCGCCGCTCGTTGACGTTCGCCACTGAGCAGCCGATCTTCTCCGCGAGCTTGGGGTCGGACATGGTGCCCAGGGCCTCGTCCCACACGCTCCAGTCGACGCGGGTGTAGGCCCCGTCTCCATCGATGAGACCCAATTTCATCGCCGCGCGGCGGCACTGGTTGAAGGAAGCGTCCAGCCGCTTCGAGGCCTCGTTCAGGCTTTCCTCCTCCAGCACATCGATCTCCTCGCTGGTCCAATCGTAGCCCTCGTACTCAGCCCCGTCTGCCGCCTGGGCGTTGAGCGTCTTGTGTCCCAGGTCCTGCAGGGCGGCCGCCTCGGTGTCGTAGTCTAGGGCCCGGATCTCCAGGTCCTCCTTCGGGGCGTCGACGTGCTTCCGGATGTAGCCGTAGATCGGGGCGTCGTTGCCCTTGCTGGCGTCCGACCTGTGGAAGCACAGGCGGCGCTTGAGGGCGAGGGTCGTGCAGCCGACGTAGATCAGCTCGCCGTGGTGGTAGAGGCCGTAAACGGTGGATTCTTCGATGGTCTGGATTCTGTTGTCTGTGCCCATAGTGGGCGTCCCAAAACGTAGTAGGAGAATGCGCGTCGTCTTCAGTACTAGTGATGTGCTGCCTCGCAGGCGGCGCTCAGCTCGCTGGCCAGCTCTTCCTCGCCCAGGGCCTTGCCTACCGCCTGGAGGCCGGCTTCGGCCTCGAAGGTGGGCTCAGTGCGGGTGCCAGAGGGCGTGACGTCCACCACGCGGAGGTCCTCGCCCTCACCGGCCGAGTGCGCCCTTGCGTGCAGGCGCCGGTCGGGGCGGTCGTCAAGAATCGAAGCGATCTTGTCGCGGGTGGCCGAGCGTGCGGTCTGTCGCTCGGAATGGCAGCGCTCCAGGACGTAATCAGTAATCTCCTCGATGGAGGGGTCCTCCAGGGAAGACTGGGCGCGCCGGACGGTGCGGCGAACGCGTTCGTGCGTCTCGCTCGTGGAGCCCTGGTGGGTCCTGCGCGCGTCTGTAATGTGCTCCCGGAAGTGAGCAGGGGCGCGCTGGTAGAGGTGGGTGCTGAGGCGTCCCTTCTCCTCGTCGTACGTGAGGAGCACTCGCAGGAAGACCCACCAGCTGGCGCCAAAAAGGCTCTCCAGGTCGTCGAAGGGCGCGCCCGACATCTTGTGCTCCTGCTCGGCAATGTCCGCCAGCATGGGCATACACGTCGCGTGCAACCGCTGGGCGGCCTCCAGCTCCCCTTCGGTCATGGCCCCGACCAACTGCTCCACCTCCTTCTGCATCGAGCTCTCGCCGCCGCGGGCCAGGGCCTGGGCATCTTCTCGCCAGCCGTCGAGGGCGGAGAGAGCTTCGCTGGTAACTTCAGGCGTGAGCTCCGAGGGTGCGCCGGTTCGCTGCTGGAGCTTCGTCGTGAGGCTCTTGATCTGCATGATCGTGGATCGCTTTTTGGACTCTGTCGGTGAGGATGTGGGCGCCGTGGCCGATGGAGCCGATGTCGTATCCTTGGTCGCGGGCGTCGAAGAGGTCGCGGGCGGTAGCGTGTCCAGCTTGGAGGGCGAGGTAGGCTAGGAGCTCTTGGGAGCTGATGGAGGTCATCTCCACAAGCTCTCCGGCTCTGGCCTGGGCCTCTCTGAGTAGACTTTGGTCCATGGGTGGTGGCTCTGGTGAGGAAGCGTGCCTTGTCTTCACCACCCTTGGTGTGCAAAGCTGAAGTGCCGATATTGCAGTTCGAGCCCATTCGGCCGGGGGCAGAGTGCCAACTGCGCCCCGCCTCAGCGGCGCAGACGGAGGGTGCCTGATTGCAATATCGGAAGCTCAGGGGTATTAGAGGGGACCTTCACGCCAGACGCGGCGGAGGGAAGGGCGAGGGCGCCAAGGACAAGACGCCAAGACAGGAAAAGACGGCCGCAGCCGCCAAAAAGAAGACACCAAACCGGCAGGAAGAACACACCGGATTGTTGGGAAGAAGACACCAGATCTGGAGACAAAAGCCCTCGCTTGTTTTGGAGGGCCTTCAGCAGGCGCTCATGGTAATGACTGTGAATACACTGGTATGCGCCCCCAACGACGGAACGCCAACGGCTAGGTGTTGTCTCATAAATACATTGCGTGCGGGCGGAAGCCCTCGCGTCGAGGTAAGGCTGGGGAGTCGAGCCTCGACGTCAGTGAGTACAGCACGCACTTGACTTACGGACCTCCTACCTGAGCCTCCAGGTGGGGGCGCCGCCGACGAGAGTCGGTTGCGCTGCCGAACGCCCACGTACTCGGGCACTCTCCCCTTCATCGGCAGCCACGCGCCCCGACCTGGAGGCTTTCCTTTTTGCCCTTCAGCTCGCGCTTGCACACACAGAGACGCGCAGCTGGAGGCAACAAAAAAGGCCCCGACCTCCTTGCGGAAGCCGGGGCGAACGGATCGTAGAAGATCCACCAGAGAAGTAGCGGCAGCTGGAAACTGCCGGCCGACGTCACCACAACCCCTACCAAGGGACACTTCACTACACCCTACCAGGAGCGAGGAAGCGAAAGATGACTCCGCTGACCCCTACCAAAGAATCAGGAAGTACAAAATGAACGACCACAAAAGCGGCCGTCCACAGGGCGGTGATCGGCATTGTAGTAAACCACCACATGGCGGGGATGATCCGGCCGCGCGTGAAGATCGTGTCGCGCGCCTCGCGGATCTCGTCTCTCGCCTCTACGCCCACGCGCCCCCAGTGGACGTGGACGGGGAGCCTGTTCGCCAAAGGGACTTCGTCGAGATCGCCCTCCGCATCGGTGAACAGGGCGAAGGGCAGTACAGGACGAGCACGATCAAGTCGAAGCTGTCGACCGAATACGATGGCCCCGCGCCCACAAAGCTTCCACCCAAGAAGGACAATGCTCGGTCCAAGCGGCGAGTAAGCCCCGCCACGGCATTTAGCCGCAATCATCGCCCAGATGGCGAATTCCGATCCCTCCCGACCGAGTGGAAAGTCGAAAGCTGGGTCGAAGAAACAGCCGCGCTTGCGAGTGAGCTTGGACTTGACCCAGAGAACGTCGCGAACCTTGCTGAAGAGAGCCAAGGCCAGCAGAGGAGCGAAGGCCAAGGGCTGAAGACGTCCCTAGCCGAAGCCACGGACAGAAGCCTGGTGGAGGATGGAGAGGGCGAGGAGGAGGGGCAAGGGACGGACACGGGACAGGGACACAACAAAGGTCGTAACCAATGCCCCGGTGAAGACCCACCAAATCGGCCTTCTGAGGATTCTGACCGATTCTCGAGCGCCGATCTCTCACACGCTAAGAAAGACTCTGGCGGCGTTGATCCGGGCGATTTCAAGGCCCGCGGAAGCCGGGAAAAGCGTCGGTACTTGGATGCCCGCGTCGGCATGCAGAGCGAGCGCTTCCTTTTCCTCGACCTCATGGGTGAGGCTCAGACGAGCATGTACACCAGCGGGGAAGACGACGCGTGGACGATCAAGCCGGCGAAGCACCTCCGCGAGGACATGGGCGCCCCGCGGCGCACGAAAAGCGTGTGGGAGGACTCGGGCCTCATCGAGTGCAAAGACGACGGCTTCTACGATCCGGAGCGAGGGCTCTGCCGCGAGATGCGCGTGTACCCGAGCGTCGTTGAAGAGTGGGCGGCCCTGCCCGCCGAGCCGCGCCGGTGGTGGCTTCACACCCCCAAGCCGGAGTACACGTCTCAACCGAGCCCACTTTCTTCCGACCTTCAGGACGAGAACAATCACAACCACCCCGAGCCGATCGACGAGGCCCTTCGCAGCCTGGAGGATGCCTACCACCCATTCGACCTCGACGCTCTTGACGAGGCAATTGAGTCGCTTGAGCGCAAGGGCGGTCACGACGAGCAGCTTGCCCATCTGCGACTTAAGCGGAAGACGATCCGGCGGCAGGCAGACGGTGAGGAGGGCGTCGTAAACCTCCAGAACGCCTACACGCCCGACGATAGCGGCGGGCGCATCACCTTTAAGAAGGGCGGCCCACAGGGCCTCATGAAGGCCGTGAAGGCGAAGGCTTACGGCATCGAGGGCATTACCAACTGGGACATCAAGTCCTGCCACACGTCCGCTCTGAAACAGTGGGCCGACGTGCTGGCCGGGCTCGGCGTCGACATCGACACGTCCCCGCTCGATGAGTACGCGAGCAAAGATAAGGTCGTGGAGGACACAGGCCTGCCACGTGGACTGGTGAAGACGACGGAGCACAGCGTCAAGAACTCTGCCTACCTCCCAGCCTCTCTCGACCAGGCGGAGCTCATTGAGGAGAATCACCTACCGGGCGACCGCACGCTCGACATTGCCGACGAGGCGCGCGACGCGGACGCAGACACCGACGAGGCACTCAGGACTCTCCATGAGGTCTTTGCGGACTACCGGCGGGTTGCCATTGAAATCGCTGAGGCGCTCCTGACGACGTACTGGGACGAGCACAAGCAACCGGGCGGGCCGAAAGGGTGGTGCATGAAGAACCACTGCGGCGTGTCCTTCTACCGCAGTGAGGTGATTGAGGACGAGGACACCAGCTCGTGGTGCCATAAGGCCCGAACGGCAGTCATGGCGTGGGCCCTGCGAGGGCTTGAAGCCGCCTTCTGCCATGCCCTCACCAACATCGCGGAGGACTACGACTACGAGGTGGCGGCCAATGAGCACGACGGGCTGATCGTCCATGGCCGTATCCCCGAGGAAGACGAGAGCGACGCCATCGAGAGGGCCCGCGAGCGCTCGGGCTTCCACCGCGCGGAGATCGTCGAGAAGCCCTTCGCCGACGAGGACGACATCGAAGAGGTGTATGCTGAGAACGACGAAGAAGAGGATGAGCCCCAAGGCGACGACCAAGAACAGGACAAGCAAGATCTCACTGCCCGCGAGCGGGAGCAGCGTCGTCTCGCGCGCTGCAACGCCAAGCGTAAGATTCCCGATCTGAATGAGGCAGAGATGCGCCAGATCCGGTCTGGCTACGAGGCACCTGACGAAGAAGAGGGTCCGCAACCGCTACCGGGCGCTGGTGGGCGAGGCGTAGCGTGTGTGGGTACCACGCAGGTCGCGTGTGGGCGCGTGTGAGCCCGCGCATGGGACCTGCGGTGTTGGGCGAGGATGGGCCCTGCTCCCCTACCCGCCCCGCTTAGAGAGCCTGTAATCGGCCTCACGTAAGCACTCATCGACCACTACCTACTATGGGCGACCTCGACACGACACTACCTGGCTACGCCGTCTACCGCGAAGGTGACCTCCAGCTCCTCTGTAACGCCCGAAGCGAGGAGGAGGCGCTCGATTACTTGCGCACGATACTGGACATCCCACTCAGCCGCGACGGGCTCCGGTTTGAGGAGCTCACTGCGGAGGAGGTCGCGGAGCTGACCAAGGAGCATAGAGACGAGGGCTAGCTCCGACAAAAACCAAGTCCGTGTCACAAGGACCGGCCAGCTTGAAGTTGGTCGGTCATCTTTCTATATAGAAAGACACATAGACAGAAGACAAAAACAGGCGCATGAAAAGGCCCTACGTGATCGCCATATTGGCCGAAAAGGGTGGAGCTGGAAAGAGCACCATCGCCACTAACCTGGCGTGGGCCCTTAGCGAGGAGCAAAGCACACTCTTGGTGGACGCTGACCCGCAGCAAACCGCACTCGACTGGTCGGACCTAAGCGAGGAGGGCCCGCCGACAGTAAAGATCGGAGAAGGATCTGTCAGCGATATTCCACGGATCGCCTCCGATTACGAGTACGTCGTGCTGGATGGAGCACCTCGGCTGACCGACCTGACACAGCAGGCAGCCCGCACGGCCAATCTGGTCATCGTCCCAGTCCATCCGTCGGCGGCCGACATCTGGTCCTCAGAGGCCATAGTTGACCTGTGCGAGCGGTACGGTACGCGAGTTGTGTTCTGCATCAGCCGAGGCATAGTCGGCTCTACGCTCACAGACTCCGCTCGTGAGGCCCTTGAGACATTCGACGTACCTGTACTTGAAGGCACTCGGCAGCGCGTGTCTTACGTCCGGTCCCTAAACTCCGGATCATCGGTGCTAGAATCTGGCGACGATGCCGCGGCTGAGGAGATCCGCTCACTGAAGGATGAAGTCCTCAAATACATAGATAGATAGAAAGACAGATAGATATGCCTGATAATATGCCTGGAAAGGGTGAGAAGCCCACTCCCCGCTCTCTCGACGAGATGAACGAGGAGCTACCACCGGTCAGCGAGGCCGAAGATGTCGTTCAGCTCAATGTCCGCGTGCGGAAAAGCGTGCGGAAAGAGCTCGGCAAGCTGAAGCTCGAGAAGGAGGAGAACATCGAGGATCTTGTGGACGAGGCCCTTCGTGAGTATATCGAGCGGCATGAGTAACTCCCAAATCCCTAGTTTTCGAGCCAACCTCGAGTCAAGATGAGTGATGATCTCAGATCAGCCGAATTCCATTTTGACTCGCATCCTGATACGACCTTCCCTGGTTACACGAAGGGAGATACGTGGAACGGCTGGGCTTGTCCGTATTTCGAGCGGGAGGTCGCGGAGGAGATTGCCGACCACTACGGCGAGATGCATCGCTACGACAATGAGGAAGAGTACTGGGCCGAGTACGACTCGGAGGAAGACATCTTCCTCTTTCACGACACACAGGGCGACAAGCCGAGAAAATTTGGGCCAGCGGAGGTTGAGGGCAGGAAACTCTACCCGATTGGAGCCTACTGCTGGACGTGGGTGGAGAAGTAGCGGCTACTCCTCCAACTGAGCGTCGAGCTCCGTCATCAACTCCTCGACAGCCTCGACGGGATCATCGTTGAGGTTGCACTCCCACACGATGAGGACTTGCCACCCGAGCTCCTCGAGAGCATCCTCGTTTTCAGCATCACGCTCGACGTTGCGCTCAAATTTCTCCTTCCAGAAGTCGGTGTTGGTCGACGGCATGCTTCGGCCCTTTCGGCAGTCATGGCGATGCCAATAGCATCCGTGAACGAAGATGACGGTATTGTACTTCGGCAAGACAACATCCGGCGTGCCGGGGAGATCGGATACGTTCTTGCGGAATCGATAGCCAGCTCTGTGGAGTAGGCTCCGAGTGAGCTGCTCCGGCTCCGTCTCAGTCGAGTTGATACGGGACATCAACTCGCTGCGCTCTTCTGGGCTGAGGTGGTCCTCCGAATTCGATTGACCATTCATTGCTACCAACGACGTTTCGAATGGACGAACCAGTTAAAATAGTTGATCTCTTCTCCGGGTGC